ACAGTTAGGCCCTGAAGCTATGCGTTCAATTACTTCTTCTAACAATACCCAAGCTAAAATCGAAGCGCAGGAGGGCGCGTAAATTATGGGAGCAACTGAAAGATTATCTATTCCAGTAGAGGAAACACCTGCTGTAGACCCCACACAGGCTACACAAGAAACTAATGAAACTAATGAAACACAAAGCGAACGCGCTGAGTGGCTTCCTGAAAAGTTTGAAACAGCTGAAGATTTAGCGAAAGCTTATACAGAATTAGAATCTAAGCTGGGATCAACTGAAGTTTCTGAACCTGCTACTGCTGAACAATTACAACAATATTCCGATAACTACGCTAAAAACGGGGAGCTATCTGAAGAAGATTATCAAGGTTTAGCTAATATGGGTATTAGTAAAGATGTCGTTGATTCTTATATACAAGGTCAAATGGCTATCCAAGAAGCTGAAGTTCAAAAAATTTACAGCGAAGTAGGCGGTGAAAAAGCTTACCAAGACATGGTGCAATGGGCATCTGAAAATCTATCACCTGAAGAAGTTGCAGTTTATGATGAAGCTGTACGATCGGGTGACCAAATCAAGGTGATGAGTGCAATTCGAGGATTGAAAGCTCGTCATTCTCAAACGGTTGGTACACAACCAAAACTGGTTAAGGGCAATACGAGTGGTGTAACTACAAATGCTTACGAGTCATTAGATCAAATGAAACGTGATATGCAAAATCCACTGTATCGCACTGATCCTGCTTTCCGCAAGCAAGTAGAACAAAAGCTTGCAGTCTCTAACATTTTCTGATGTTAGAAACCTAGAATTAAGCGTAAGTGTTCAGCCCTCTGCGGAGGATAACTTTACGACCCAAGCAGTATTCTATTTCTTTTACAATTTTTTTTCTTTTTCTCTTAAACCTTTAGGAGGTTTATTATGGCATACACGGACATTATGGGTCGTGGAGGACAGATATCAGGAGCGGGTGCTGCTGATGCTTTGTTCCTCAAACAATTTTCAGGTGAGGTATTAGCGGCGTTTGACGAGTTCAACGTAATGATGCCTCTTCACACAGTCAGGACCATCAATCAGGGCAAATCGGCCCAATTCCCGGTCATAGGTACAACCACTGCTGACTATCACACTCCAGGTACATCAGTAATAACTGATAATGGTGCAAACAACGGTACTCCAGCAGATGGAGCGGCTGAATACGATTACGCGGCAATCAAACACGGTGAGAAAACCATCGGCATTGATGACTTGCTAGTTGTTCCTCAGTTGATCCCATCTATTGACGAGGCAAAAAGTCATTATGACTACAGAGCAGAATACACTCGCCAAATGGGTGCTGCTCTTGCCAAGCAAGCTGACCGACACTTAATTCGCTCTGTCATTAATGGTGCATTGACTACAGGTCTTGCTGCACCTTACAAAGATGGTGGCGGTCAATTGTCTATCGGTAGTAGTGGCGTTGCAGAAAGTTCTGTTAGTTCAGCTACTCTTGTTACTCACTTGTTTGAAGCGGCGGCAATTTTAGATGGAAACGATGTTCCTGACCAAGATCGCTATGTTGTTCTTACACCAACTTTGTATTACGCATTGCTATCAGGCGGTACAGGTGCGAATTTTGACATCACTACATCTGTAGCTAACTCAGACATTGGTGGTTCAGGCTTCGGCTCAGGTAAAGTACCAATGGTTGCAGGATTTGAAATTTACAAATCCAACAATGTCAAGCATGAAGATTCTCACTACAATAACGTTACTGGTGTTAATTCACTAAACGATTATTCAGGTGAAGATGACGATGATGTGTGGGGTATTATCTTCCACAAATCAGCGGTTGGCACAGTTAAATTATTAGATTTGGCTGTTGAGCAAGAATACATGATCGAGCGTCAATCTACGCTCATGGTCGCTAAATACGCGATGGGTCATGGCGTTCTACGTCCTGAAGCTTCAGTTCTTCTTACCATCGACGGATAATTAATCCTGATGGTTTTCTTGGGGGGTGTCTTTGGATGCCCTCCATTACCCCTTAAATAAAATATTATATTATGGCAGCAACAGAAGCACTAACGTTAGTACATGAAAGGTACGAAGCAACTTCAGACGGTCGTAAACCTAAAACATTGGTTTACAGGTTAACTGAGGCTACTCAAAATAGGTACACTACACCTATCGATTTACACGGAGCAAAATCAGTTTGGGTTCATGTAGAAAGTAACACAGCAGCAGAGTATTACATTCCTTCTCTTTTAGCTGAAGGAGCGGCTGACTCAGCTACATCAACAAACGATTTTGACACAGCAGATGACACAGGTTATATGCTAATGCAATCAAGTTTTGTATCTGACGGTACAAGTGAACGCGCAGGTGTCGGTTACAACGTAGTTGTTCCTTCAAGTTCAGGAGCAGGTTTTATCGGAGGCGATTCTATGCCTCCTATGCTATCTGTAAAAGTAACTGGAGCAGATGACAAAGACGTACTTATCATTGTAAATTACTAACATGGCTGTTCCAGGAAGAACTACTCAATTAGAGGCAGTTAACACAATGTTATCTGTGATAGGTGAAACACCTACTACTGACTCTATTATTTCAGCTAATTCTTCTGCTGACGTAGTAATGGCTGTTCAAATCCTGGATGAAGTTACTAAAGAAGTAGAAGCTCAAGGTTGGCACTTTAACACTGAATACGATGTAGAGCTGTCTCCTGCGGGAGATAAGCACATTGTCTTAGATACCAATGTAGCTCGTATTGATTTAGAACCTGAAAACACTAACGGTCTAGATGTTATTATGAAATACACTGGTGGTGAGTGGAGACTTTACGATAAAAAAGATCGTACTTATGAATTTGAAAACAATGTAAAAGCTACTATTGTTTATTACTTAGATTTCATAGCTCTTCCACAACCTGCACAGCGTTACATTACTATAAGAGCGGCAAGGATATTCCAAGACCGCATGGTAGGTTCAGGGAATCATCACACGTTTAATAGTAAAGATGAATTCCGTGCGCTGGCTGATTTGAAAGAATGGGAAGGCGATACAGCTGATCATTCTATCTTTGACCACTATGACACCCTTAGAACAGTAAATAGAGGAAATGTAGTTAGATAATGGGCATACTTAACTCTTCTTTACCTAATCTTTTAAGTGGGGTATCGCAACAAGCAGATGCGTTAAGAAGTCCAACGCACTGCGCACAGCAAACTAATGCATACCCCTCTCCTGTAGAAGGCTTGATGAAACGTCATCCGACAGAATTTATGACGGATGATTTTACTGCTGTTACAGGTCTTAACGCTTCAGACACTTCTTCTCACGTTATTAACAGAGATTCTGGGGAAAAGTATCTTGTCACTGTTAAGCCTACTTTTTTAGATGACGGTGAGTTAGAAATAGTAGATTTAGTTAACAATTCTAAAGCTACTGTTTATTACGATCAGGCTGTATCAGGAGAGGAGTTTACTACTCAAGGTGTAAAAGCTGTAGGTCATGTCAGAGTTTATTCTCCTGATAATGGTGACGCTATTTATTTAGTAGATTCTTTTGGTTACACAATGCGATTTTATTGGTCAAACTCACAAGCTACTGGAACTCCCTTCAGCGCAAACACGCATGATGGTGTAACTTATGATGCAGGATGTTATATTAAAATTCCTTCAGCAGATGGTACAGGATTAAGAGCGCAAGAATTTACAGATGCAGTCAATAGTCCAGCAGCTAGTGGCCTTTCAATAACAGCTTTAAGATGCTACGGTAACGGAATCTATGACATTCCTTTAACTATGGGTGAACTACCAACAAACCACCCTGACTACTCTTCAGGAAGCACTGAATTAGCTTCCAGTAGAGATGTTGTATTAGTTCAAGATGTTGAAGGTACAGCAGGAAATACTGATATAACTTTAGGAGCAGGAGTTGATACTGCAAACAATGGAGACATGCAAGCCTACAACTTTGGAGAAAATGGTCTTACAGCAGGTGTTGATTCAGTAACTACTGATACAAGAATAGAAACAACTCCTAGAGAGTATCTAAAAGCTCTCGACCCTAAGACTGCTTTTAAATTCTTAACAATTGGAGATGTTACTTTTATAGTTAACACTGAGAGA